TTCGAATTGATTCGTCAAAAGAAAATCAGCGATCCCCCTCCGTTCTTTATTCGTCTCTTTAACCGTAAATAGACCGGATATCTACCGCTGCCTGTCCGTATAAAGACGAAAAAAATACGGATTAGATACCCGAATCTAAATCGGATAACTCCCCCGTATCTTTATGCGTATCTTTCAACGGATATACTCCGCAGAAAGAACGCTATTTAACCTTCTTTAGCTTTAACTCCGTCTTAATGCGATTAAATCGTGTAGGAACGTTCCTGCTAACGCCTCTTGAATCGTATCCACCTGCACCCGCAAAAGACGATTCCTTTCGTAACCTAGTTTCGTATTGGCGCTCGGATAAGAACGGATACTCTTCACGCGCTACTACCGACCCTTTACGTTTCTTCTTATCGGTCTTTAGTATCAGCGTCGCCATACGGTCTAGCTGCGAAGGAGAAGGTCGTCTATCCGTATGATATATGTACGCTTCTGTACCGATTAAAACTGATAAGCAGCGAAGTTCCTGCGTAAATACATCGTACCCCTTCGTATCTAACTGCGTGTATAAATCGTCTATATATGCGTCAAATTCCGTATTATAATCGTCAGTAAAGTTAATCATTCGCTAACCCCCGATTAATCTCCGCATGTACTTTATCTATGATCGAGTCTCTTAAACGTCTGATATGGCGTTCAGTAACGTCTATCTTATCCGCCCAATAAAGAATAGATTCGTTGTATTCGCTAACCTTATCGGTATATACGGTATCGATGATTAATCGCTCACTAGCGGATAGGTCAGCATTCTTTAACGCAATATCGAAATCTATTATCGGTGTCATGTCGGTTGGCGCGTGCATAAAATCTAATGCGCTTAGGAACGCCCTGTTTTCGAGTAAACCTCGTATGATTTCTTTTGTATACCGTTTCTTCTTCGTCAGTTCAACCATCGTTTCACTTCTTTCGTTTAAATATCGTTGTAAAATTCGTTGTTATCGTTTATAATTCGTTAAAAGGAGGTTATCGTATGACATACGCACTACCCGAAGGATTCGTATTACTACCGTCAGATAAAACGCCATTCATTCGCTTTGACGTGCAGATGCGACGATTCTATTTAACGAAGGATCTATTTAAAACGCATGGACTATCGCATAAAGATTACGTTGGTCTTGCGTATAATAAGCAGACAAGACAGTTCTTAATCGATAAATTCGGTAGAACGCATTATATCGATGCACGCGGCTACGTAACGTCTGCCCGTTTAAAAGAAGAAGTACACCGCAGCCACGGCAATGATCCGTCAATACAAGCGATAAACTTCGCTTATAACGAAGAGATGTCTAACGCTAGGTTTATCGTGTTTGACGAGGTTACTACAATAGATCGCTAGGCGCATACCACGCCTCTAAGATTAATCCCGTTTCAGTATCGACATAGTAATCGACATTACCGTCGTTCATTCGATATAGTCCGACGATTAGAACGTCATCGTATCCGACTTCGTCGCCGTTCCAATCTGACGACCAATGGTCTTGCGTATAATCACGTATAGTACCGGAATACTTATAGTTAATGATTCCGTCTAACATAAGTTCGACCATACATTCGCACCCCTTTCGTTTATTCTTCGTTTCTGTCCGCAATATTATCGGCTAATCTCGTTAAGTACCATACGGCTTTGCGGATATCCTGTTCCTGCGCGCCTTTAAATGGACTACGGAATAGATACTTTGCCGCAGTAGCTACGAGATAAGCGTCCACCGGATTACCGTATCTACTCGCCAAGTCTTCGAGAATGTCGATTACTTCCGTCTTCCCTGTCGTGTAATGATCCGGATGATTAACCGCATCTTTATGCGCTTCTTTAAACGCAAGACTATCCGTACTAATCGTTGCTAACGTCTTATCTGAATCGCTTTCGAATGATAATGATTCAGCGGTAATTCCTACGCCTGTATAATCTTCTAATGACGTTGCTACTGCGCTATATGAAGGCGTTAAGGCCTCGTCATCGTACTCTTTCTGCGGCGCTGTTTCGTATTCGTCTGCGAAGTGCCATTCGTCGCAATACTCAACTATATCAAGCGTACATTCGCCGTCAATATCCGGTGCAAAGTTTAACTGATCTGCGTGGTTTGGCGTAGTTAATGCCGTCACAACTTTAGGCGGTTTAACATCTTCCCCGTTTAACTTCGTAATTACTAATAATTCGCCTGCTTTAATCGTTCTTTTATTCGTCATATAATCGTCTCCATTTCGTTTATTTATCGTTTATTTACTCGGCATACATACTGTCATAGAACGCTTTATTAAATCCGTTCAGTCTTCCGTGAATAATCCCGTAATCTCCTATCGCTAACAACGTGGGAAGTCGTCCTACATCGTATAAGTCGATTACCGATTCACACTCGTTTATATCAACGATTTCTACTGCTTTATCGTTCGCCCAACGTTTAACCGTCAGACTAACTAAGCAGCTATCATCCGTTATTAATACGTATCTCATTCGCCCACTTCTTTCGCTACTTCTTCGATAATCTCGTCAAATTCGTAGAAACCGTGTCCGTTCGTTAAATCGAGTACCGCTCCGTATACGTATTGATTAACGCCATACTCACGACGATCGCCCGACTGTAAGGACGTGTTAGCACGGCGTATGTCGGTGTTGTGCGGTAGTATCTTTTTACGCAAAACTGCGTCTACGTCGAACGCAATATCCGTTAAGATTCTTTCTGCGCTAGACCCTTCGGCTATTCTTAGCATAATAATCTCCGCCATATCGCGCATACCTTTTATCTGTCCGAGTTCAACTAGCGTGCCTTTGCCGTTCTCGTGCGCATCAATTACGATAATATCGCTTTCCATAATACCTTGCGTATCATTACGTACAATTCGTTCAGCTAATCCGTTGTTATCAACGTTAGCTTTATCGTTAATACTAGCGTCCTCTTGCGGTGCATATACTGTTGCGCCTGCTTTACGTAGTTCTTCGGCTTCATACGCTCGTTGACGTTGCGCTCCGTATGATAGCATGTCTCCCGCGAGATATACCTGTTTATTCGTCATTAAATCGTCTCCTATTCGTTTATAGTTACCTTATAACCTAGCGATTCTAGTGCGTCTTGAACTGCGTACGCATCGTATTCCCACATATACCGCTTATCTAAAACTTCTATACCGTCAATTTCGATAGTTACATCGTAACCCTCTTCATAGCAGCATCCGTCTCCGCAGTGCCATGTGAATAGATCGACATTAACTATAGCTTCGCCTTTATTCGTCATACTTCGTCTCCTCCTGTCGTATTCCATACCGAATACAAGAAATTTAATACGTCTAATATCGCAAAAATAATATAAACCGTAATATAGTTATCAACGTAGAATAACCAATTAGGCGCTACGTCCGTTACTACTGCGACTTTAGCAGCGAGCAGTAAAACGACGATTAACGTCATTACTGCGTTTGGCACGAATCTAATCATTTACTCCGCCTCCGCCATTCAAGGAGTCTTCTGCGCGCCTTACTGAACGTCTTAGTCTATCGACCTTCTCCTGCTTAGTCTTATTGCGTCTATATCGTATTTCTGTAATAAGTAAATCTATTCCGTTAAGTGTTGCGTATATTACCGTAAAAATGATAACCGTGGATATAGCCTTTGTAGCATCGAATGATTCGTCAAATACTACTGCGTTAAAAAACATTACTACCATCGATCCTAAGCATACATTCGCTATGTGTTGTCGCATTATCTCTTACCTCCTAACCTTTCGCTTATATAACGCATACCTTCTCCGCCACCGATAAATCTATCGCCGTTTTCAGCGACTAGGTGCGGTACTTTAAATCCTACTTCGTATTCTGCTGCTTTAATCGGATGCTCTTCTGCATCGATAATCTCGACTTCGATATTGTTTAACGCTAACTGCGCCTTTAATGCTTGACATTGCGTGCATGATTTCGTTGTAAATAGTATCGGTAATTTATTCGCCATCTTTTATCGCCTCTTTCGTTTATTATTCGTTTATAACCGTCAATGTAACGTCATGACGACCTTTACTGATTGCTTCGGATTCACTTCCGACTAGGATATCGATCGTACTACCGTTAATAGCACCGCCTGTATCAGCAGATATCGCAGTAAACGATTCATACGGGGTATCTACCTGCACAACCGATCCTAACGGTATTACGCTAGGGTCAGTCGCAATAACACGATAACCATTCGCATATATCGTATTTCTTACGTCATGCCCTGCCGCAGTTATTCCCGTACACCCTTCGCAATTAGCCGTGTAGTACGTAGCCGTTGCATTTATCGTTCTTCCTGTTGCTCTCTCAGCGCTTTTCTCTGCGTTTCCTGTAGCGTTGTTAAATCCGTCTTCAATACTGACTTCCTGCGGTACAGTCGGTTGAGTTCCGCTATCTTCTGCGACTGCAAGTGAATCGTCCTTAACATCGTTATTAATACGATCGCCTGTATCGTCTGTACTATCGCTAGTATAGTTGTCTCTATCGTCATTGTCCGTAGCCAACTCCTTCTTCGGTTTATATTCCGGTAATCGTTTTATTTCGTGATTAACTTCGGTTGATTTCGTTATTGTTTTCGTCTCTTCTGCGTCCTTGCTATCGTCTTTATCGAATAATCCGAGTGCTGCTACGTATATCAGTAGCAAGGCGTAAGCCACCACGAAAAGGATTAATGCGATTGTGACGATTTCTGCTCGGTATTTACGCATCAAATAATCGCCTCTTTCGTTTGTTTTTCGTTTACCAATCCATAAAATTATAAAAATCGTAGTTAGTACATTCCTTTAATCCGTATTCCCAATGAAAATCCGAATGGCAGTACTTGCATAAGGTAATGCCGTTATCTATACATAATCTACTATCTTCAAAATCCTTATAAGGCTCTATATGATGTGCCTCAAGTTGACCGCCGTACTGATTACACTTTTGACACGTATATAAATCCCTTTCAAACACACTTTTACGCCAAACTGCATCTTCCTTAGTTTTTCTCTCTAACTTTCGCTGCTCTGACGTACGATCTTCATTCCAATTAGGTGGTTGATGCCTTGTTGATGTTCGCGGAAACAGTACACACATTGCTTGCCTTTCTTGTAATCAGAGAATGCAGTCTTGCGTGTATGCCCATTTTTACACTTTACGACAATTTTCGTAGTTTTGTTCTCTACAAAATGTTCTACATAAGTGTCTCCGTCATTTAATGCGTTTATGACGTCACAAAACTTAGCACGATATTTAAATCCTTTTTTGTATCTTCCACACTCAAAACATCTTTGACCGTTTTTAAAATCATTCGGTCTTTTATAGTCAATATTTCCGCAACTGCAAACGTATTTCCATTTAGCAGAACTCGGCTGCCATTCCGTTTCAAGAGTAGGACACCCCGCCTCTTTAAACATCTTTACAGTCTTTTCGTACTGTAGTATCCTCTTTTCTGCTAATCCCATTCCAACTCGTCCGCCTTCATACTCAACTCTCCTCTAAACGATTTTGTAAGTTTAATTACTTCGCAATAAGGCTCGTCCTTAAAATGCTCTAAGTACGGAATAAACCCACTTGTACTTGTCTTAGCTAAGTCGCATTGCTTATGGTGGCCGATCATGATAACGGTGCAATCATCGCTAATCCTCGTTAGAATCTTCTTCAAATCCGAGCGAGTAAGGTTTTGACTTTCCTCGATAATAACCGTTTTGCCCTTTAAATTAGTACCACGCATAAACGTATGTGAACGCGCTTCAATCCATTTCTTTCCGTCTCCCACAAAATCCCCTGCCGTTTGTATAACCGATAACGGATCTTGCTCGTTACATTCTTGTAATGCGTCAATCAAAGGTGCTAAATATTCTAATTCTTTCTCCGCAGTCGTTCCCGGCCTGTATCCTAACGTACGTTCTTGAGGCGTACCGAACGTGTAAACACATCTTTGCCCCCTCGATTCGTATAAATATTTCGCCATTGCAACCGCTATTGTAGTTTTTCCCGAACCTGCGATTGAGTCTACGATGGTAAGCCGATTAGTTAAAATCGACTCAATCATCGCTTCCTGTTCGTCTGTAGTACGATTTCTTAGTCCGTATAATAATACGTTTCCATGTAGTTTAGTCATCGTAAACCTCCGTGTATTCTTCGTAGTCAGTATAATCATCGGTAGACGACGTTAGGACGCATTCAACGTCCCGTAAATCTACCGTGACTGTATCGCCACTAACTGATTTCAACGTATGCTTCGTCTTGTATAACGGATTAACGTCTTCAAACGCAGTTACGACGGCAGTAACATCGTCTTTCCACATTACTGCGAAATAGTGAGCGCCACTCTTCATATAAAGGTTTATCGTTACGAACGGGTTAGCGTCCATAATATCGCCTCCTGTCGATTAGTTATCGAAATAGAAATCGCTATCTTTTATTGCTTCAACGTTAGGCTTCTTATACATCGTTCCTTTTTCGCTAAAGAAGTCGATAGCCGTAGAATCCGTATTAAGCCCGTTCATGACAATCGGATTAACCGGATCATGTTCGTATCTTGCAGGATAACCGAGATTCATAAGCGCTTTGTTTGCGTTGTATTTCAGAAAATCGATTACCTCGTGCGTGAGTCCTAATCTATCGTATAGTTCGCGGGTATAAGCAATTTCATTATCGAGCAGGCTATCGAAAAGTTCGTATACTGCCGGCTCTACTTCGCCCTTTCGTTGACTATCTGCGTTCTTTAGTTCTTCCTGCGCAAGTAATCCGACGTATACACCGTGTATTGATTCATCTCGAATGATAAGCGAGATAATATCGCCACTTGCTCGTAGTTTACCTTGCCCTGCGAAGTATAACGGATAAAAGAAACCGCTATAGAATAAGAACGATTCCAAAGCTACGCTTGCAACCATCGCCATGTAACGATCGTCTGCTGATTTTGCGTAGAAGTCAGCGATAATAGCCGCTTTCTTCTGCAATAACGGATTAGCAACAATCCATCGGAATACTTCATCTATCTCGCTTTGTGCCGCAAGGGTAAGGTATATATTCGAATAACTACGTGCATGGACGGCAATTTCCATCGCGCCCATAAACGCGAGTACCGCTTTCTTCTGATGCGATGATACCCGTGAAAGTATTGACGGCATTCCTAAATCGCCTTGAATAGTATCTAAAAGCGTTAAACCTCCCAATACTTTTCTATACGTATCTTGCTCTTCCGGAGATAGCGTCTTCCACGTTAGAATATCGTTTGATAACGCTACTTCTTCCGGCAGCCAAAACTGTTTTAAATTCTGCAATAAGAACATCTTCGAGTAACTATCGTCTGCTACCGACCAATTACCCGCAGTAAACGTTTTATGCAGTTGCTCTTCTGTAATAATCGTCATTTAATCTGTCCTTTCAATCGCTTATTAAACGGCACAACTTAAACACTCGTCCTGCCCTACGTCCTTCTGTCTTACGTAGTATAACGTCTTAATTCCTTTATGATGCGCATATAACTGAATACGCGTTAATTCTCGTGTCGTAATCGAGTCTTTAACGAATACGGTAAACGATATACCTTGATCGACGTGACGCTGAATCGTCGCAATTAAATCGATAATCTTATACATCGACATATCGTACGCCTCTTGATACATAAACCACGTTTGCGGAGATAATCCCGGCATTGGATAGACCGTCTTACTATCGCCATAAGTACGCGATTCTACGCGTTCCATAATCGGCATAACTGATGCAGTCGCAGATTGCACATACGATATAGAGCCCGTGGGTGCTAGGCAGAGACGGTAGGAATTGTATAAACCGTGTTCCTTAACTTCCTCGGCCAGCATGCGCCAATCCATCTCGCTAGGCACTCGCATTCCTTCGAATAATGATTTGACTTTATCCGATTTTAACTCGGGCAGTTTCGGAATGTATTCGTCGAAATACTCGCCTGTGGCGTACTTACTACCTTCGAAACCGTAGAAAACTTCCCCTGTCTCACACGCTTCTCTCATCGACGCATAAATAGACCAAAAATTAACCGTCATAAAGAATGTATCAGCGAATTCAATCGCTTCTTCTGACGTATAAGGAATGCCTACGCTTGCTAAATATCCGTGCAAATTCATAGCGCCTAAACCGATAGAACGCATTTCTTTATTCGCTCTATTAACTCCCGGCGCGTTTTGTACGTCACTTACTCGGGATACCTCGTTTAATGCTTTTACTGCGTTAGTAACCGCAAAATCGATATTACCCTGCGCCATAACATTCGCAATGTTTAACGATCCTAGATTACATGAGATGTCTAACCCGACTTTATCTTCGCCTTTACCATAATCGCCAAACTCGGATACTTCGCTTACTTGTAGCACCTCACTACAGAGATTGGAAAACTTTACCTTCCCTACGTTATCAAGAGCGTGTACCTTATTAACGTTATCTTCGAACATGATGTACGGATACCCCGACTCAATCTGCGTAATAGCAATACGCTCTAACAACGCTCTAGGGTCGATTCTTTCGCGCCTAATATTCGGATTATCAACGAATTCTTCGTATCTTTCCGTCATATTCACTTCGTCAAGATGCTCGCCTGTAACGTCATAGAAGTTCTTCGGATAAAATAGATACATCGGTTTATTATCGCGTGCCAACTCAATCATCTTGTCGGGAATAACTACGCCTAAGTTAAGCGTAGGACAACGCACATCATCGTCAGCACTAATTCGTTTAGTGGCAAGGAAGTCGAATATATCCGCATGGAATACGTTTAGATATACGCTGCAACTACCTTCTCGCTGCTTTACATTCGACGTTATTCGCTAGATAACGCCCGTTCTCTTATGAACTGCTTTACGTCTCCGCAAAGAATAGACTATATCACGCACTCAATCGTTACTTTGAGCGCCCTCTTTTTTCCGCCTGCTTAGGCGTACTCTACTTCGTTATGTTTCGCAATACCTTTAATACTGCGATCACGTTTCGATAGTCGTTGCACGTTCTACTTAATTAAATGTGGCAAATGCTTCCATCGGGATTTATTTCTGATTTTATCTACAATAGACTTAGTTGCAAACGGCAGCTTATCTAAAATTTCTCCGCGCTTCATTCCAGCATTGATGCAGTCGATTATCTGTAATGCTTGGTCTTCTGTTATCTTGGCCGCAGGAGCGTCTTCTCCGGACTTTTGAAGTCCCCATTGTACCGCATGAATAGCGTTCTCTTGTACCGTACACCATTCTAAATTAAAAATAGTGTTGTTGTAAGAGTTCCCATCCATGTGATTAATGATAGGTTTATTGTGCGGGTTTGGTACAAAGGCATAAGCTATAAGTTGATGCCAACGTTTCTCATAAATAACTCCGTCTATTTCTACAGTAACTTTGTGATATGCTCCGGACTTTCTAGGTGTTATTACTCTATTGTTACTTCGTCTAACTATCCTACCGTGCGAGGTAACAAAGCATCCCGGCAAAAGTTCGTCCACATCTACCTCTATTTCAAAAGGCTGCCTTACATACTCTCCGTGTTTACGAAGTCCCATTGCTATTGCATGTCTTTGTACTGTGTCGCGTGATACTCCTAAGTCCTGCGCAATATTAGTTACTGAATCGTGATAAAATCTGTTTCTAATATATCCGTCTATATCCAATGTTTTACGTTTATTAAGGCCTAATGTATGCGCGTGATAACTAATAGTACCTGCCGGAACATCGATAATTTCGGACATCTCTTTAAAAGACATTAAATCGAAATTCGCCGTAATAAACTCTTGGATCATTTTCACATCGTAAGTAGCTTCGCTCATGATTGTCTCCGTCCTTTTCGTTTAAATTTCGTTTAGACGGTCACTTCCCATGAATTAAAGAGGTTTGCTACGGTAATCACTTACCGAAGGGGCTACGATTAACCCATCTGATTTATGTGCCTAAACGATTGGTCTAAATTCTTCATAATCGGTACTACACCGCTAGTTGCGTTTTCAACGCCCTTTATAGTTTCGCCTTTCGCTCTAGTCTTCGTAAGACTGACCGAAACTCCTCCTCCAATCTTCGATAACTGTCGCGCAGTAGAATTCATCATGTTAATATCGTTTAAAGAGTCGCCACACTCGAGCAAGAAACATGAAATGAATTCGCCTCCTCGCGCTTTTCCTACATTAAGAAAAGTCGGCGTGGCGGGTTGGTATTGCTGCGTCATTAACAGTTCTACGAATGTCAACGCATCTTCTACGTTGCCTTTACCGAAGAATAGCGCAACAATAGACACTCGGTCTTCGTATCGTTCTAAATACGTTTTCTTGTCGTTAGACTTTAGCGCATAGTTGTTATAAAACTTAAAGGCGCTCATAAAACTAGGGAATCGAAACTTATACGCATAAGCAGCTTTGAATACGCGTTTAACTTCTGCGTATGAATACGATTCGATTAAGCTACGATCCCAATAATCGTTATCAACGAGATAATCGATTTTCTCCTGTAAGTCGTGAAACCATCGCATGTGTACGTTTACGTGGTCGATAAAATACGCTTTAACTGCTTCTGCGTCTTTATCCGGATTAAACTCGACGTTACCGTATTCGTCACGTTCTAATACTTCTGCGTTCAATTCGATATAACTTTTCTTTTTCGTCAATTAAACCGCTCCTTATTCGTTTGATTCGTTAAATGCGTCTGCTACGTTTACTGCCGATTTCAGTACGTCTAATAATTCGGGTTTCTGAATTAGCACCGCAGCTAACGCTAATGTCGTTCCTTTGTACGAAATAAATCCGCCATCTTCCGTGATTGCAATCGCTAAGGCAACGGATGATTCGTTACCTTCGGTTACTCTCGTCTCTACTTCGTTAAATACACGTTGTAGTTCTTCCATTACGCATAACCTCCGTCTATTTCGATTTCTTTTACGATCATGTAACTCGTATTCGCATACTGTCGCGCCTTGTATTCGCTGATGAACGCTTTCAGTAATACGTGTACCTCGTCGCTAGTGCCTTCGTTAATTACTTCGAATACGCCAAATACCGCCATGTTTATCGCCCCTTACTTCTTACTTTCGTAGTATTCCGCAAGTGAATCGGCTACCTTCTTAGAACACTCTAAATGGTCAAACGCCTCTGCCGCGCTTACATACGTAAACAGAATAGTTTCTCCGTATTCAGCACAATCGTCCCCTACGAGACTTACTGCGTTATAGTTCACTCCGTCTGTAATCGCTAAAAGAACATCGCCATAATCGTCAATGTAAACTGCTCCTGCTTTTAATTCGCTCATAACATCGTCTCCTTTTTTGAGCGCTAATGCGTCTCCATTTCGTTTAGTTTTCGTTCAATACGTTCTCCATCGTACTTAGTGCCTCGCAATTCAAACTTCGCAATCAACGGTACTCCGTAATGATCGCTTATAATATCGCCTGCTTTACCGTAATTAACGCCCCAATTCATCTGCCCGCTTGCGATAACGCCTATCATATTCTCGCTATTATCTGCAAGAAAATCGTTAACCTCTTCCGGCACTTGCCCGAAGTAGTATGTCGGTGTTATCAGCACATACGGACTATCAACGTTGTCAACTTCGGTAATATCAATCGTCTCGTACCCGTCTAGGTAGTCCTCAACGAATCTTCGTACGTTACCGGTCATACTGTAATACGTAATAACCGGCTTATTCTTCGTCATAAGGAAACAACGCTCCTAGTAGTGCCATAAATACGACTGCTAATCCGTTATATCCGGCAGCAATAACGGCATTATGAACGATGTCTACGTGTGTAAACACGCTGCCTATTGCTCCGATAAATAATGCAAAGATGAACGTTGATAACGCAACAATACCGATAATAGCTATATCTGCGACTAATCCACGCATATTACTTCGCCTTCTTTCGTTTAAATTTCGTCTCTATAACACCTTCTCTTTCGAGCCATAACGTCATCAATGCGATAGCGTCAGCAACATCGTCTAGCAGGCGACCTTTAGCCGTCCATATCTGCGGTATCTTACCGTAATACAACTCGACTGCCTCCGCTACCATTTCTTTGTCCTTGCGTTTTCCGTCCGATCCTGTAACCGTTCTAGCCCACGCCTTAACAGTAGAATTAGATACGTCGTCTAGCGTATATAGTCCGCTTAGTTCGTGTTCAAATACTGCATGCGTCTTAATTACCGGGGTAGCAGACGATACTTGACGAATGATTGACGCTTCTTTAACTAGCGCGGCAGGATTCGTCTTACTTGCGATATACTTTATCTCCGTAACTGCATCGTCTATACGCTGTGTTGCGTCTTTCTTCGTATCTGACACGATTAGTCCTGCTGCTTTAATCGATGGTACACCGCCTTTAACTTCGATAACGCTCCATCCGGTTTTAGCGAACGATAGGTCTAATCCGAGATAGTTAACCGTCAACTTCGGACACCTCGATTACTTCGAGTACGCCTTTTTGAATCGCCTGTTGAATTGACTCCGGCATTGCTTTGATTTCTTTCGGAGTGAACTGCGTTTGATATTCGCCAAACTGCGCGCTCGACATAAAATCGTATTCCTCAGCAATGCGTCTATAATTAACATAAACGTGGTCGTCCTGGTTATTTACTCCCGGTATACTCGGATACCTTACGTAGAATAATTCGTCTTCTTTACGATCTTCAATCGGTGTCATTGCGTACTCAACTGCCGCAGTAATTACGGGTTTAAGACTATCGTGATAAATAGTATGCCTACTCCACATCGTATCTACCTTTCGGCTCATCTCATTGTCTATTGCGGCAACCATTTTACCATCGTGTTCTATATACGACATACCGCTTTCTCCTCTTAAAACGCAACCATGTTCTTCCGCAATTCGTTTCAATTCGTTTATTTTCATATTATCGCCTCCTATTATATTAACGATTTAAAATCGCCTTTTCGGACACTTAGTGTAAAATTTATCTATCGGATAGCTCGGCTCTACGTCGTTTAATATCCGCAAGCGCCTCGTCTATAGAACGTTTCTGCCACGCAGGCAAGTCTTCTGCGATAAAGGGCGCAACCATCTCTAGTTTCGCTACCTCTTCGTCTGTCAGCGATTCACATATCGCCGTCTTGAAGTCGTTAAATCGCCACTTCGTTAAGTCCGGTAAAGGTGGATCATTCTCGCGTACTCTGCGTGTTATATCCGCAAAGAAATCTAAAAGTTCGGTTTTATCTTCCTCTGTAACATCTACTTGAAACATACGCATATCGGGAGTGTTTTCGTATTCTTCTCTAGTCAAATCCCACCCTTTCTTTGCTGCGTTGTAATACAAAACTACGTAAGTATCTAAGTCGTACATAATGGAGTACGTTATTACTTGTTTTGTGTGCGATATTTGAGGACTCGTCATTCCTTTAATAGATGTCTTAGACGGAGTCTGCTGCTTAGACTTTATTTCTAGGCCTATACTGTTCCCTGTCTCGTTATCTACTAAAATTCCGTCTCCTGTTCCGGTTAGGTAGAAAACTTCTCCTTCGTGTTCTACTTTTTTTTGCGTCCATATAAATTGCTCAAAAGCAGGGTATTTGTCGTCCACTATCCCCATAGTAAATCTAGGCTTTTTACCCGCAAACTTTTCGAAATGCCTTTCGCATAAAAGTATTTCTCGTTGGATCATGTCCCCAATTCCTTCTCCCAAAGAAGTCCATCTGCGTTGGTGCGGTTGCGGAGTTTGTAAGTCCCTTTTTTTCTTCTTTACCTTTTCATACAACGCTCTAGGACAAGAATCCGCGCTTGACGGACTGAAATAAGTTACCGTCCAATCTACTTTTAACCCTTTCTCCAATACTTCTGCATAGGATTTATGTAGCCATATATCTAAAGCATCGTCATAAGGTTTTTGATGGCTATGAAATTCGTCTAACTGCTCTTTAAATGCTAAAGTAATATCCGTTGTATTCGTCATAGTCTATCTCCTTCTCGTTAGGCGTAGGCCATACGGTTTCTTCATAACTTAGTAAAGACTTTAATGAAACCTTTGATAAAGGTGTGTCTCTGTGAAACTGCTTATGACACGTCTCACATAAGGTAATCCCGTTCTCTAAAGATGTTCTTCGTTCCGGATACTTTGAAAACGGCAAGATATGGTGGGATACTAATCTTACTCCTTCTAATCCACACAAGTAACAGCAATACTCGTCGTCATCTTTAACTGTTTTTGCCCATTCTACGTATTCCGGATAGTCTCTGTTGTGTTCTCTTTCCTCGTCAGTTAAGTTGGGATTATAGTTAGGGTTATTACTACCACTCATCCTTTTCTTAACGCATTTCTTACACTTCTTATTTGCCCTAACGGCGCTTAGACACTTCTTATCTTTTTCTCCACACACGCATAAACAGTTATGGTAGAAATCCACCCCTTCATAGAAGTCGTCTAAAAATACGTAACCTCGCTCTTTAAACTCACGCTGAACATCGATTATGCTCAACTTCCTTCCCATTTTATCGCTCCTTTTCGTTTATAATTCGTTTACGTCGTCGATATAAAAATCGCTTTCTTCTGCGGTTATCTTCGCTGCTAAATCGTCCTGCTCGAGTATCTGTTCGATCGTAACTCGTTCCATTGCGTCTACTGCATCGTACGCATATACGTTTACAGTCGTCTTGATAATCGGTCTTACATCGACTTCAACCTCGAAATGTCTCATTGGTGCGCCTTTAACTGTCATATAATCGCCTCCTAAACGTATCCTTTATCTTCGTCAGCAGTACCGTCTTGTCTCGCGTGATTAACGTCCATCTTCGTCTTATACGCAGTTACCACGCTATCGATATCGTAGTATTTATCGGCAATCAAGAAAGGCTGCGCGACTAGGAACGCTACTGCGAATGTATCGATATTCGGTATACCTTCTTCATCGTATAATGACGATACTAAGATGTTTACATACGCCATGATCGTAGAAGACTTATCAAGCGTAAATCCCTGTCTGACGTGATTGAATCCGTTTACGATTTCGTCTAACGTTAAATCGAACTCTTCTTCGTCCACTGACTCTTTCGCCTGCGCTAATATCGATAATCCGAATGCCATTACGTCTGCTAATTCGTCTAACTGCGTTTCTAACGGCTTGCCCGGTTTAGCTTTCCAATTCTTAAACGTTTCTACCGTATTAATCCACTCGAATACTTCAACGAAATATGCGAGTAATGAATCGCTTAGATTACGAGTATCGATTCTTGCGTCGAACATCTCTTGAATCGCTAATAAATCCGTGATTAATTCCTTAGTTACTTTCATTCGTTTTACCTCCGTATACTTTTACTTCTTTAACCGCAATAAAGTTTCCGTGATCGTTTTCCATTCCGCTAGTGATTTCGTCTACAAATCTTTCAGCCGTTTCTTTCGATACAAATGTCTGCAATACTGATTTATCTGGTGCTAGTACGTTCCATACGCTAAATCTATAATTCGTCATATAAACGCCTCCTTAATTAATCGGACTTACGTGTAATTTCGCATTAACAACGTTTGGGAATTCTTTTTCGATGTCAGATGCGCATTGATTGCGGTATGGCGCATTTAGATTGTAATCTAGGTCTCCGTCCGGATAACATAAAATAACCGTGTTATACATATCGTTTCCGTCTCTGTAGGCTAATCCGTCTACCGCATCGATAACGAGGATAACTACGCCATCGTCGTCCATGCGTACTTGTCCTGCGTGTACCTTCGCCGCTGCCGGCACATCTTCTACAATAACCTCGAGTGTTCCTGCGTTTGATTTCGTCATAATATCGTCTCCTTTTTCTTCGTATGGAATTAATACCCAGTCTTCTGATGCACCGTGTTCATCGCCTTCGTCGTTAATAAACGTAATATACAACTCGCCTACGTGTGTTACCGGATAACGTCGGCCTTCAGTAACACAATTACTATCTGCTACTGCGAGTAATTCATCGCCTACTTTTAAATCCGACCACTTCTTCGCCATTTATTACAACTCCTCTTCGTATATCTCATGCGCCATTGCATATCCGTCCCAATTATCAACGCCTGCTGCTTCTAAAGCGTATAGAAACGCTTGGTCTTTCAATAATTGATCGTACTCTTCTTGCGGTATTGTTACGTATAATCCGTCCATTTATTCGTCCTCCTTTTTTCGTCTAAACCATTCGTCCACCGTCATACCTTCGCCCCATCGTTGCATGACCTCTAAATCCGTACCGTTAGGGACTTTATCGCCCCACGGATATGCATGCAGCATACACGATTCTATAACTTTAGCGTCGTCTTCAATAAAATCTTCGGGTAATTCAACACAAATCTCATCGTGTATGGTCGCCCACAAGCGCCACCCTTCGCGCTTCTTACATTCTTCGTACAACCGTATCAACGTCGCCTTAGTCTGAATAGCAGACGCACCTTGTACACAAGCGTTCGGTGCTTGACGCAAAGAACGATTAATACTTGCGTTATGCAGACGGTCTTTTTCGTAGGCAGGATCGTTATATTTACCGTAAGGGATATCGACTCTTTTCTCGGTAGCCTGCGGTAATCTTCGCTTACGCTGCTGCTTATCCATCCATACGTAGCCATTTCGCTGCACAAACGCTTTAGTCTGCTCAATCCACGCATTTAACTTCGGCATACTTGCGAATAAATCCGTCTGTAGCTTTTCTGCATCGGCTTTACTAACGCCTAGCATATCCGCAAGTGATATAACGCTCATACCGTACAATGTCGCAAGCCAAACGACTTTCATCTGTTTACGCTCTTTCGTATCACTTCCGTCGGCATTCTTATAAACTTCGTCATAAGGTCGGTTATAGAAGTTGGCGGCCATCATGGCATACGGATCGCGCTTCTCTTTAAACGCGTTAATCAGTACCGGCTCTTGCGATAGATACGCAACACATCGTATCTCCTGCGCCTTAAAGTCTGCTCCTATAATAACCTTGCCTTCCGGTGCTACGTATAAGCGTCTAGCCTCCGGACTTTGATTCTGAATATTGATTCCACCGCTACTGCTGAATCGACCCGTTGCTGCTCCGTTTTGATTGTAATGTACCATCAATCTGCCGGTCTTCTCCGATATCAATTCGGGCAACTTCGATACGTAAGTACCGTACAACTTCGTTAATTCCTTGTAGCGCAATAAATCTTCGACTACCACGTAATCTTTCGCTAAAGGTTTCAGCGTTTTCTTAGCGTCAGTATTCGGTATCTCTCGCCCTATATGCGCCTCTATTGCCGGTTTAACCTGCGCAGGACTGTTTAAGTTGATGTCGCCTAATACCGTTAGAATACGCTGCTCTACGTCGTCTATCTCGTTTAACAACGTCTGTCCGTATTCTTTCGCATATTCTTCGTCGATAACGAATCCTGTACGTTCCATATCGACTACTGCATATATCAACGGCATTTCAATTTCTTTTGCGTACTTGTAAATCGTTGGGAAACGCTCTGACAATATCTTACGTTGGAATTCGTATAGCTTATACGTTACATCTCCGTCTTTGGCAGCGTATGAAGTAGCGATTAATAGATCGGATACTTCGTGGAAACCTTTCTTACCGAATAGCTGCCCGTACGTAAGAGAAGGAACGCCTAAAAATTTCGATACTAACGTCTTTAATGCGTACGACGGCTCGTTTTCGTTAAGCAATCGCATAGCCTCCTGCGTATCCCACAATTCGCCACGAACGGTAATCCCTTCGTTACGGAGCATGTGAATATCGAACTTCGTGTAATCCGCATATTTCTATACGGCACAGACTATACCTTCAATCGCCTTTTTTATAGAACGTTTTTCGCAAGATACGTTCTAAGACGACTGCCTCTCGTTTGAATGGTGTATATTTTCATGGCATTTCTTACAAACCCACACTACCTCTAAAGGCTTATCGTAGTCTTCGTGGTGTGCTTCGACGTAGCCTTCCGAGCAGCAAACTTCACACTTATTAGGCTTAACTATCTTACCCGACAATAAGCGTTTATTTACCATACCTCTTGCTCGCTCTTTCTTTAGGAATCCTTCGTCTTTACGGTACTCCCTAAACCTACGAGCAATGGATTCTTTAACCTCCTCGCGATCTAGATATTCTCTCTTTTTAACTCGCAATTTTTCAGCGTTCTTCTGTCTGTAATTTACGGAATTTTCTCTTACTCTTTCGGGATTTTCTTCCCTCCACCGTTTTGCTTTATCCTTATACTTCTGCTTGTTTCTTTCGTAGTGCTGCCGTTTATACTCTGCCACACACTTTTTACATTGAGAATTTTGGCAACGCTTCCCTCTTCGTAAAATCATAGAAAATTCGCTATCAGGAAGTTCTAGTTTACATTTCGTACACGTTTTCAACTCGCCTCGTCCTTTCGTTTATTTTTCGTTTCCACCATTCCTCCACTTGCGCTTGCGACGCTCGTTTCAGTCGTTACACCCCATCTAACGTCTCCGTTAATGTAGGCACGGTATTGCCATAGCCTACGCCTTAGGTTCTACCGTTATGAGAGAGGTTTTACAACACCAATAGTTTAGCGTTATGTGCGATTTTCATTACGGTTTCATCTTCATATATCGGTTTCAGTACGTCTAACACGTAATCATGGTCTAGCTGCGTTTCAGTAGTTTCGTGCTTGGTCGGAATGTAGTAATGCTTATCGGATTCAACCGCAGATAATACGTGTCCTACGATATAGTCCGACCATATATCCGTTCCTGTCGTTTCTACGTCGAATACGATCGTCTTCTCTTCGGATAACACGTTTAAAGCGTCGGCTAAACCTTCTTCATCGGTTATCAGACGATAGTTACTCGGCATACTGTCTTTCATTTCGTTTAAGATACGTTCCTGCTGTCGTTCTTCTACGATTTTATATAAGCGCAATACTTCGGCTTTACTTAGTTTGCGTCCTTTTTCGTAAGCCTTCTGCTCCCGCGTTATTTCTCCGTCTTCTAACGCCTGCTTAACGGTTAATATTCGTTGCTTGTCCGTTTCACTTACAGTTTTAGCGCTAAGAATACGGGAGAACGCTTCTTCTAACGTTTCTCCCGCCCCTGCATCGATATGCCTCTTAGCTGCTTCTTGAAGTGCGGACGATTTAGATTCGTTTAATTCGATTTTAACGTTCATTATATCGCCCTCTTTCTGCGTTACTTAATCGCTTTTACTACGAGTTCTACTGCGCTCTTTGGTACGATTACGTCCGGTTTTCCTTTACGTTGTATTACAGCAATTTTAGTCTTATCGCCCGGAAACCAATCTACTTTGGCTAAGCGATCTTCCTTAATCTTATCGCCATATTCGTCGGTTACTTCTTCTTTCATTCGAATAATATCGCCTTTCTCGAATTCAATCTCCTGCGCTTGTACTTCGTCATCTTCTACTTTGCGTAGTTTATGTGCTTCTTTCGCTAGAATTAACACTCCGGACTCCGTGCCATCAACATACTCAACGTGAATATCTCCGTCAGATAATACGCCATTGACTTTGATAATAGCGCCCTTCTCCGCATATCTTCCCGATGAATATCGTTCAGCACGTTCAATCACTTCGTACTTAGCGCCCACTTCGATATGCTTGCTAGTAAATGCCTCGAGACTTCTTTCCGAAATGTATTGCGCATTATCGTCTTTATCTGCGTATTCTGAATCGGCAATCCACGCATTATTGCTATCGGCCTGCACGTACATTCTTCCGCTAAACTTGCTAACTCCGATTACAGTTCCGACTGTTCCTTTCTTGAAGTAGTGGCGTCTGCCGTCGCCTTCTTCCGTTACAACAACTCGGTCTCCTTTCTCAAAAGAAGTGCCTTGCGTTTGTACTTCGTCGTCAGTCACTAACGTAAGAAATTCGATAGGAATCGACTGCACACCTTTTCCATAAGAAAAGTTACTTACCGATTGTTGCCAAGGATCGTAAGTCTTAACGACGAAAGCGCCCTCGCCAATCTCGTCAATAATTTCTCCTACAGTACCGTCAGCAAAATTATGCACCCAATGCGATTTAACTCGCACCTTATCGCCTACTTTAAACTTCGGGTTTTCCGTCTCTTCTGCGGCTAATTCAGCGTCATAAGTACGTACATAATACGTATGCCCTTTGTCGTTTTCGCAGTAATGGCTTTGCTTGCCGTTACGGAATGTATGCGACTCTTCTTTAACCGTTACTACTTCTCCGATCTTGAATCCGTGACTATTGTCATTGCCGGTAATTCGCACTTTATCGCCTACTTTAAATTTCGCAGTTTCTTCGTCGTTAATACGCTCTACTTCCCATAAATCTAAGCATTGCACATGGCCTAATCCGTTTTTAAATTTAGGCAATAACGACAATTCCCCGTATTCTCCTGTAAAAGTTACTTCCGTGCCTACATTGAAGCTATGAAGATGTTTACCGGTAACACGGTATTTTGCCCCCACAACAAGTTCCGAATCGGGCTGCGCTGCTTTGCGCTCAACATGGCCATTATCGGAGAAATGGTATCGATCGCGCTCGTCTCCTTCGTCATCATCGAAAGTTACCACTTTATCTCCGTCGTCATCAACGTAAACGTCCGTAATTAAGTAACGGCTGCCCTCCGTAATATCAACGCCTTCTTCGTCAGCAACCCAATAATCGCCAACCTTAGCGTCTTCAAACGCAATACGTTCGTATTCGGCAGAATCTTCGTCTTTATCCGCAGATAATCCGTGCTTAGCGTTAAACTCTTCTTCCGTTGTTTTAACGAAGTATTTCGGACAAACGTCGTACTCACGTCCTTCTTTCTGCGGATAGTCTACGCTTTTAATAATCTTAACCTCAATTTCTCCGTCAAATACGTTCGTTACCTGCATTAACGCTTTATCCGTAGTGAATCCATAGCGTCTAACGGAAGTACCCGTTACAATGTCGCCTTTTTTAAACGGAGTGTCTTCCGTCCCATCTTCGGCAATCTTGCGGATAACAATACCGTCTACGTCTTCATTAAAGTAAGTTAGATAACATTCATCTACATCGTCGTCAATAAACTCTAGGCCGCCCTCGAAATCTTCGTACAACTCGTATTTATCGCCTGCTGTAATATCCGTATCGTCACCAAGCGCTAAATAGAAGTCGCCTTCTTTAGCGTCAGAAAACGCTACTCTTTCGTAGCCTTCCGGTACTTTCTTGCCTTCTTTCGTTTCTGAATCGACTTTCTTAACGTCGCTTTTAATTAACGTTTGCGTAAGATCGCCTATCCTAACGTCTAGTTCTGCTCCTAAGTCGTTTACTACCACGCCGATGTCTCCGATACTATGATAATGATCGTCATCAGTATTGCCGATAATTTCGACTTTATCTCCGACTTTGATTTCGTCTTCCGGCGTTGTAATTTCGTCAGCAGTAGCGCCCTCTTCCGTAATTGCTTCGTTAGTTTTCGCAAACTCGATATATTCTGCCACCGTATCAAACGTTAATTCTGCGCCATCAATAGTTAATTTAATCGCCATAGGTTTTAATCTCCTTTAATTTTCGTTTATTTTTCGTTATTACGACCGGTAATCCAATCGCAATACATCTTTCTACGGAGTTAATCCGTATTAGAACGTGTATCTCGCTCTTACAACGTGCATTTCGTTCTTACAACGTAAATTCCGTCCACTTAGTCGCAGCAGTTTCGAAGTCCTTCGCCCAATATTCCGATTGCTCGTTATTAGGAATAAGGTAGCCGGTTTTACTCGGCAAGTGTACGCCGAATATATAATCAACGTCCTTCTTCGAGTAAGGCTCGCCATTACTGTTGCTGCCTTTAACTACGAGTTGTCCTTCACGGTCAGTTCGTATCTTAATCGTCTTAACTTGAACGGTAAAGGACACGTTATTACCTTCCGTATCCTTTCCGTAAATAACCAAGTCATAAACTTCGGGAACGACCGCATGGAATACGCTAAAGCCATTCGCAAGAAACATAGCAGTCGCAATAGATTCGCTTATGCCTCCTACAAGCGTTGATTCATGCGCCATATATCGTCATTCCTTTCGATTAAAAGTTTGCTGTCGGATCGTCTTCCGATGTTTCTGCGGCAGTAACCGGTGTACCGCCTTCAAGTCCGATTAATGATACGTCGAATCCTGCTCCTTTAAGCGATTCAACCATCTGCTCCTCGTTTTGAACGAAGAATAAGTTTTCGAATAGCGTTTTATTGAATTCTTTCGGTGCTTCGTTAAAGGCCGTTTCCTGCTCCGGAGTTAAGTCGTCAAGGTCTAGCGGACTTAATACTACCTTCGTAGATGTTCCTGTACCGCTCTTCTCGAGTTCGAACGCTTTCTTAGTCAGTTTCTTTTCGTTCTTCTGAATAATACCGAGAACATCTTTCGCTTGATTCTTCGAGAAGTCGATAACGATACACTCCTTCTCGTCTAAGTCGTAGAATCCGACTGCAAAACGAGGTTTAATACGATACTTAGTCGCCTCTTGGGACGCTTCGTCTCCGAACTTCTCCGATTTATCCTGCCAATACTGCCACGCCTTATCGAATGGCGTTAAGTTGTCAACCGGGAATCCTTTCGCAGATAACTTCGGTGCTACTTCGGGTACGAACGTATTTACCTGCTTAAAGATTGAGTACGTTTGTACTCCGATAAAGTCGCCCCAACTTAATACCTTTACTGTACGTGTTTGACCCGATCCTAACTTCGAGAACTTGTTCTCGTGTGCTGCCGATTCTGCATCGTTTAATAAGTTTAATGCGTCTAATCCACTTGTTACGTTTACCATACTTACATCCGTCCTTTATTCGCTTATTTTCGTCATTAATGGCCGTCGCCTTTAACGACTTTGAACGTTAGTAGCGCTACTGTTTAAACGTTCATGGATACGGACTAGCGATTGCCAATCCGCATATATCAACGTTTAAATCGTTCTACGACTTAATTGCGTTCATACCTCCACTCCGTATTTACTCGCTAATTGCTCTAAATCGTGTATATGATTCTGCACCGTATTAATCTCACGGTTAATATCCGTAATCACTTCTTGAATGCGTTCCTGCGTCTGCGGATTGAATACGCGTAACTTTCGAATCTCCGCCTCGTGCATTTCGATTAATAGTTCGCGGTGCATTTTGCGGTAAGGCTTTAGTAACTTCGCAATCTTCGTCTTAATTGCGTCAGATACTTCGTCTACTAATGCGCTAGTAATACCTGTATAAAAGCTAATCGTTACTACTACGTTTTGTTTCGATACTATAATCTCGTATTGCTTATATCGGTAATGTACATGCCCGTCTGCGAATACGCCTAAGCATTCTGCCTGCGGGATATACGTGTTCGCCCACTTTAATGCGTTATGGCGTAATACTTCGCCTTTACCACGACCTCCGCAGCGTTCTTGATAACGTTGTACAGCGTGTTTACTCACGTCATATTTAAACATGCGCAATTACCTCCTTTACGTCTACGTAATCGTACGGGTCTTCGTCAGCAAAGATACCGCCTTGATACGTTATTTCTACGTGGCGCTCGTCCGCCATTTCTAAAATCTCGTCATACGTCATGTTAATCGTCTCCTTTTTCGTTTATATATCGTCTAAATTTCGTTAATTGTCATAAAGTGTTCGCCCTTTGTTCGGGTTTAATCGTAATGAAATCGTGTTATAATATAACTATAAAACGAAGTTACTCGATTGAGTAACGCATATAAATGTGATAAACTAAGAACGGCGCATTTTTTAAGCTGCAAAATAGCTGTTTAAATCGCCATACAAACCGCTATCATAATTACGAGATAATCGTGTTAGCGCACGACTTACTTGTTTATGATCGAGTCCTAAACGTTTAGCGACGTTTGTGACAGTCGGTTTGTCAGTTGTTAAAAACGTCTGAACTATTAGCGTAGTTCTTTCGTCCGAGCCGTTTGCAAGATTTAAGATTAATTCGCGTTGGTCTTCTTGTAAGCGGCTTTCTTTTTCGTTAGTATCATCATACTCGATTATATCGTACAAGCTACTCTGCTCTTCGATTGAGTTAGCGCTCAATGCGTCAAGCGAGGTATACCGTTCTGATTCACGGTTAGCCTTTCGGATATAATCAAGAACTCTGAATCGTGCCTCTGCAAACTCTTTGCCTTTAGCCGATTCTTTAAGCAGCACGTCGTTTACAATCGTTTCTACAACGTGTTGGTCTCGAATACCTTTCGACATTACATATTTAATTAATTTGTTTCGCATTAAATGCCCTCCTATTATATTAACGAAATGAATTAGCATTTTCGGACACTATTCGTTAACATTTTCTAAATATTTTATTTTCGCAAGTTGTTAGCGCAACTTACAATTTCTATAATACACGTAGCATGTTACGATTACAATTACAGTATCATTACGGCAGTATTACAGTTACGTTACAAGGAGGACGTATTTATGCATGATAAAGAATCAAATTCGTTTAATAATGAGTATTTAGCGCTTTTAAACAAACTCGAAATATCTTACGACTCGGCAGCATATAAAGAATTATTAATTAGCGCTATGGATAAATCACTTCACAACAATACAACGCTTGCGGATTTATTAGAAATATCGGAAGGTACTATACGCAATATTTTAAATCCTAATACTGATTTACCGCCTGCCGCTCGACTAGCCGTATACCTAATGCTATCAGCGCAAAGAAACTCTAGCGGTAACAATGCAGAAATCGATCTGATAATGAATAAACTAGAGTTAATCCGATACATAATAGATTACCCTTCCGAAGATTTCAACGTTTCTTACGACAAGAATACGGAAGTAATATCGATAGTCCCCGTCTAAAAGGCGTGGGCTATTTTAATTCGCTTAATTCCTTAAAGTCGTTATCATCGTCTGTCTCGTCGTAGTACTCCGCAATGTCTAAGAAATCAGCGCTATTATCTTCTTCGGTTGCTGCACGTTTAAACGCTTTATCGCCTTTCTTCGCCTCGTCGATTAGTTTATCGTACTTACGCAATCCTCGCAGTAAATCGTCATACAGCACGGCTTTATCATTAGAAAGTTTATCGCGATCGATATCGTTCTTAAACGCTTCTACGTATTCGTCCGCCTTAATAAACGTGTCTGCGTCCACCTCGTCGCCGTATATCGACTTAAAGGCGTATGTCCTCACGGCTTTAGCAGTATTGACCGTATATTCCTTTAGCTTATCGTCTTCGCTTTCGTATTTACTTTCTTCTCCGCACGCAGTTAATAGCATTGCTGCCGTTGTTAATCCAAGTATAAATCGCTTCATATAGAAATAATCGTCTCCTTCACGGGATTTATGCGAACACTTTTCAGACGCTCAATACCGAGTTCGTTCACGTCTTTTGCGTCTTCCATGTCGCTATAATTAATTCTATATAATTCGATTTTATTTCGCAATAAGTCCACGCATTTATTATTGAATTTATGTCCTTGCGTATCATTATCGCCTGCTACGATTACTTCTTCTAAACCGGACATTACGATCATATCCGCTTGATACTCGTTTAACCTAGCGCCCCCAATCGCAATAGCCATTATTCCTGCGGACTGCCACGTCATTGCATCGATTTCAGCCTCGCATATTACTGCACGCTTTATTCCACGCTTAATAACGATATCTAGTCCGTAAACTAATTCGCCTAAAGGTTTACCGCCTTCTGCGTACCAAAAGTATTTACTGCGCTTATGTCTGTATTTAATCGCAGATACAACGCCATTGGTAGAGCGCCACGGAATTCCTACGTTATCTCCGTTATCAAATACGCCATTCATTTCGATTACCTTCGGATGTATCCCGCGACCGATTAAGTATTCGGTATCAATCGGCTTATCATACTCATTCTCGGATATACTTACTGTCCTGCGTTCGACTATCTTCGCATTAGCTACGCTTAACTCGATATCTCCGTCCATATAATCATAGTCGTATTTCTCGAGTAAGTATGCGCAGGTTTCTTCGTAAGATTCGTCACGCAGGAACGAAAGTAACTTCGGGAATGTTCCGGAACGATAGTAGTCGTCTTCATACGCACTATCGCCGAAAACTCCGGATCGCTCTCCGTTTAAATGCAGCCAAAAGGACGGTTTAGAATCGTCCCTAAACGGACTGCACGCAATCAGCTTATCTTCCGTCCATTTTGCGTTATACCAATCGTATTCTTCGACTTCTTCTCGTATGTCTACGTCTATATGCCGACCATTTACGTATATCGTTGCCACGTTTTATGCGCCCCCCTTTCTATCTTTCTACGACAATTTTACGGCGTATTCGTATTCTTCCTAACGTATTTAATTACGTTAAAAGCAGGCTCGAATTCATATCGTTCGAATAGCACGCTAGGTCTTCCGGTAAATACTCGGATATCTCCCGAATGCTTACCGACTAATGATGCTGCATCGCCTTTATCGTTTAAATAAGACACATACATCCATTGCTTCGTTGCTTTAACGTATATCTTTAGCTTATATTGCGATATATCTATACTCATATCCGCACCTCCGTCTAAAAATCGAACATGTCGCCATCGATAACTAACTGCTCTATAATCCCGTAGTTAGGTATAAACGTTAACTCACACGATGTTCCTTCGCCTCCATTACGTCCTTTATTAATTCCGACAATTCCACGACTTTGCGTATAATCAGTATCAATCGCAATAAGCGTAGCAGCGTCTTCGAGTAGCGCTTTCGTCTTCTTTACTTCGCTACGTTTCGGGAATTTAAGTTCTCGTACGTTACTGTCCGTCTTAGATTCCTTCTCGTCTTCGTCCGCTTGTGTCATCGTCATTACTACGACATTCCTTGCGCCTGCTAATCGTCTTAATCGCTTAGACGTTTCAGCAGCGTCTCCTCCGGCAGTCTTTGACGTATTCTTTTCGTAATCCATGTAGTACATCGGATCGACGATAACAACGTCTGCATTAACCGACTCAATATCCGATTCTAACTGCGATACATCTCTCTTATTAAAGTCTAAATCGTCTACGGCTCTAATAACGATATTGCCTTCGACGTGTTCGTTTATTGCGTCTAGCATATCGGTAAATGAACGTTCGAAGTCCGCAGAAAGATGTCCGTTACGTAATTCTCGGCTATCGAATCCTGCCGCCATCTTCTCGCCTTCGATCGTTATATTCGTTTTCTTTAATTTCGCAGACAACATCGTATATAAGCGTGTCAGTACGTCATAAGCCGACATTTCTAGCGACCATACTAATACTGTCGCGCCTTGTTGTGCGATTTCTAGCGCTTCACGTAATACGATTGCGGATTTACCTCGCCCACTACGACCGTACCATACATATAAGTTACCCGATGTGTAACCGCCTATTTCTTCGGTCATATACGGCATAAATGAATCCCACGTATCGAAAGAATCTCCGACCTGTCTGCGTTTGTATTCGCTTAGATATTCGTCAGCAGACGTTTTTAAACTTGTCAATGGGGAACTTACGTTCGTATATTTAAGTCTAATATCGTTTAGTCCGTCTGTCAACTTCGTAATTAATTCTGCTGCATTACCGTTCGTTTCGTCTTTCAGCGTTTCAAAATCGTGTTCGAAGAAACGGTTGAACTCAACGGCAATCTTTCTGTTTGCGATTCCTTCCGCTAACGGCTCGAATCTATCCGTTATATCCGGAATGTATACGAAATCATCGAACGTATCTACCATTAACGCATACGAGGGCATCTGTCCTTGTCGTTCGTAGTAATCCGCAATAAACCGATAATACTTACGTTCTTGTGCGGATACGAACGAGTCTTCACGTATGCCATAACGTGCGAATACGTTGAATGATTCGGCTTGAATCGCTTTATTAAGGAACAAAAGTCCGGCGTTGTTACTCATTCAGATCGTCTCCTTTCGTTTGTAATTCGTTTAAAAATTGTGTAACAAGTTCGGGTATTCTATCGTAATCCCAATACGGTATGCGTAGTAACGGTATATCGTTTAACATACAGTAGACGTTTTTGATGTTGTCAGAACGTTGTTGACGTTCTAAGTTATATCGGCCTCCAAAATGCGCTATTTCTTCAAAGTGCTGCTTCCCGTCAAACTCTATACACGCGTCGTAGTCAGGTAAGTAGAAGTCAAATCGCTTTTTACCGAGTTCGTCAAATTCTTTCTCGACAACGTAAGAAACGCCTAAACCGGCTAATGATCGTTCTACCTCTCGTTCCCCTTTACTCGACTTACATATAGGGCATCTAGTACCTGCAAAAAACCTATTAGGTGTTACAAGGTATTCGTTCCCGCACTTATTATGAAGAACACGTAATTTCGTTCTTATATTTACGTAATCTTCCAGAAATTCATACTCATTGCCAACAAGACTTTCTACCCTATCAAAAAATTCTTTATTAGTCATCCTTTTACTGTTGTGTTGACTCCATAAACCGCATACTTTACATCTTCGTCCTCCGGATAGAAAAGAAGCAGGTGTTACTGAATAAACACGGCCACATTTTTCATGCTTCATTGCTATGTGCTTGAAGTAGCCTCTGTAATCAGACAAAACTGTGTACTCATTCCCCACTATAAAATAAACTTCGCTTAAAAATTCTGAATGCGTTTTCTTTCGAGGCATTATCTTCTCCCCCTGTGACTTTCCCCTTTGAAATTCAATTCAAGTGTTTGGTCTATTATTCTGTCTCGTAATCGGCTATCGAATACGGTGTCAAGTAGCATGAAAGAGACGTTACTTGTAAATACTGTAGGAAGGTTATTAACCACTCTGTAATTTACGATTGAATGTACTAATGACCTAAAACTTTCTGTAGCGCTTCTAATTGCTATATCGTCTATTACAAGGAATTCTACTTGTCTATAATACTCAATGTTATCGGTTATTCTGCTTAAACGTTCTTGGTCTTTACTCATAGTTGCTAAATTGTACTCACGTTGTAAATCGTTTATATCTAAAAAAGCGCCTAATGCTTCGGGTATCGTACGCTTTTCCTTCGCGTAATACAAAAATCTACGCCTAATAAATTCGTTCAATAACGCTATTGCAGTCGTTGTCTTTCCCGTTCCCGGAGACTTCGAATATAAGTATAAATTCTTAATGCGCACGTCCGTACTGAACGTCTCTACATACGATTCTAATACCGTATATATCTCCGACTGCTCTTCGCGTGCAGGGCTATTCGCAAGTGTAACGCCTTTATAATCGCTAGGGATATCTGCGTTTTCATAACGGGAATTAACCGATATGAATGGCGCGCATTGATCGTTACACTTGTCGCTGCCTGCAAGTTTGCAGAACGGGGCTAATGCGCAGATATGTTCGTTTGTCATAGCGTTCTCCTTTCTTCGCTTTTATATAGAAATAATTCGGCCTATATTATACTCGTCCGGATTAAATTGGAATTTTTCTATCCGTATGGAACGTATTAAAAGTGGATTGTTGACGTTTACTACCGTTACTATATAATGCTCGTCGATATATTCGCAGCATCCCGTAGTCCAATTAGTACATACCTCTTCGTCGTATCCCCATGTTACTTTTGATATTCGGTACTTAGATGCCGTAACGTTCTCCTTTTCGAGTTGCTCCATTTTATCAATCAATTCATCTAGCACATCGTCAGCTTGACTGTATTCTTCTTTAACTTCTTCTCTTAATTGATTGATATTATGTTTTAAATCTTTATACGCCTTTTCATAGTCCATAATATCCTCCTAATAAAACTTTTATTTTATCCGTTAAAATCAGCGCTTTATCGATAAACTTCGGTAATATCCACCGAAACTTTCGCAATTCCGTCGTCTCCTACGCTAATTTCTCCCCACGGTATCTCGATCTTATCTAACGCCATCATTACCGCATCTTTATTGTAAGGCAGCCTAAGCGTAACTATCCTCCTATAGTCGTCAACCCCACGCTTTAACTGCTCGATAATATCCTCTACAATTTCGTTCAATATTCGTTTATCACGATAGTACCCTCGCAGTTCGTCCAAGTATACCTCTTTCATAATTCGTCCTCTTTTCGTTTAATTTTCGTTCATAACTCGTTTTCTAGCGACTTCTTTACGTCTGATACGTATTTATCACGCAACATATTATATGCGCTGTATGACCCCTTAAATCGCAAATAAAAGGCATTCTATACGCTAAGACTTAAACCAATCCGTAATATCATCGTCAATAGGCTTAGCCGCCTCTTTCTCCGCAAACTTACGCTCGTCGTAATACTTCTTTAAGCGTGCAAACTCCGTCTGTCTATACGTCCATAAGAATCCGAAGTTAGTTCCGGGATATTGCGCAGTCGGTCTATATGACGCAAAGCATTCGTCGATAAACTCTTTAACGAGTTCTTTATCGTATTTACCGTCCTTACTCGCAGTGCCGAATATCTGCGAAATTAATCCACGTTCCTGCTGCCACGATCCGAACGGAGCATAATCGCAGTTAAATCGTTTACGATGTTCGTCCGCCATGTAATCCGTTAAATTACGCACATTCCACTTACTTACCGGCTTTTCGTAATATTTCAACGCCATCTGTATCGCCTCCTTATCGGCATAAATCATATACGCCTTGTTTATTTTTACTTAGTTTACTCGGGTTTACCTTTACCTTATCGCCAATCTTCTGCCTAGTATCGAAGTTATCGCTATGCACTTTGATACATAGTGTGTTCGATAAATCATCGCCGGTAGTAAGCGATATGCGTTTGTAGTTATTACCGTACGCTCCATGATCCGTGTCAATCGCAGTAATTTCGTACTCAATAGTTTTGTCCGGCAATGATTGTGTCTTAACTTCCGAGCCGCTGCATCCGGCTAATAATACGCTTGTCAAGACGGCAATAGTTGCTACTTTCTTCATACGTTTACCTCCTTTATATTTTATTACGCATACATATATTAACGATTAATAACGTTTTATATCGTTATATACTATATCTGCAATATTGCTTATTAATGCTTTTAAGCGTGCGTGCAGTTGCTTGCGTTAGCAAGTGACTGCATATATTAATTCTTATACTATAATTCTTGTTAATATTAATTCTTATTACTGCTATCATTTTTGGGGAACGTGTCTACCCAATATAAATGCAACGTACCTAAATAATAAAGGTAGCCTATACGTTTTTCAGCAGATAGTCGTTAGGCAGCCGCTCTTTAGTCGGCTTACCGTTTTCAATACGATACTTCGGGATTACCTCTAAATACCCGTATTCTACCAACTTATTAATCGCATTTGTCATCGTTGCTTCACTCACTTTTGCCCGTTTCATAATCTTCTGTCTCGATGGCCACGCTAACCGATTATCTACGGTAGAGTTATTCGCAAAACTTGCTAACGTCAGCATTACCGCTTTCTCGCTCGCAGTAAAACGATCATCTTCGCAGAACGATTTAGACACCATTACAAACGGTTTACGTTCGTGTTTAATCGACATCTCTTATTCGCCTCCTCACTATACTAACGAAATGAAAATCGATTTTCGGACACTTTTAGCGAAAATAATTTAAAAATATTTTACGAAAAAGAAAAACGCCTATATTGACGTTTATAGGCGTTTTAAGAGCGTTTATTATTTTATGACAAATACTACTCGGAATAAAAAAGCGTTCGAAATACGCCCTAATTCTTCGTTCTAATAGCGTTTTAAATCGATTTTACGTTATCTTATACGTTTACTCCTGCGCATACTAATCTTTTTATCCGATTTCATAATCTGACTCATCGGACTATAATCGTTCTGCTGCGCCATAATCAGATTATCGGATACATGTGCGTATATCTCCGTCGTTGCTATACGTTTATGTCCGAGTATCTTCTGTAATACACGCATGTTACCGCCATTCTCGAGAAATAGCATAGCCGCAGTGTGTCTGAACATGTGCGGTGTTATATGCGTTTTAACTCCGTATATACTACAATAACGCTTTAGATTCGCTCTAAAGGCTTCGGGCATGAATCGTTCTCCGTTAATGCCTAAGAACACATAATCCGAATTAAACTCGCGGCATTCATCGATTAATTCGATTAATAGCTGCTTAGTCTTTGCGCTAAAACTGACGAATCTAGGATCGTTCGTCTTCGTCTTTGAAAAGTAAATCGTTCTTTTTTCGAAATCAACATCGGATTTTTTAATCGATAATACTTCGTCTATTCTGCCGAAAGTATCGAGTAATACGTGTATGACGACATACATGCGGAACTCCGTATAATAATGCTTATCCAACGATTCAAGCAGCAGGCGGATATCTTCCGGAGGAATCGTCTTTATGCGTTCCTTATCTCGTCGCATTGTCGGTATTTTTTCAAACGGATTGACAGCGACATGCCCTTCGCTTTCAAGTACGGCATAGACCGACTTACATAGCTTTATATACGTATTAATCGTTGAAGGCTTTAGACCCCGTTGTATGCCCGTATTATTCAGCTTATCACGGTAATGCACCTTATCCGTTCGCAGCCATTTAACGAAGTCCTTCGCCTGTCCGTGCGTTATATTAAAAGCGTCCATATCCTTCCCGAAGTATTCGGTTAATGCGGAGAAGACGCGGCCATAACCTTTTACCGTATTATGCGCCATATTCGCCATCTCCTTATGCTCGCATACAATCCGTTCTACTTCTGCGAAATCTTTTGCGTGATTATCTCCGTCAACAATCCCACGCCTTAACTTTCGTTTCATAAAAAAAGCACCTCCGAATGAAATTAATCAAACGGAAGTGCTACGTTGTAATTACGTTAGTAACGTCCATACATACGCTCTTACACAAAAGTATGCGTTGGGATTACGTTCAAGGATATCGTAATGGATTTCGCCTTTTTGCGATATTCCTTATCGAATGCATCACGCTCTTTCGTAAACGCAGAATAGCGTGTTACTTGCGTTCTATTTCGACCATCACGAATGCTTCGAATACGTCGCCTTCTTTGATGTCATTGAAGTTTTCGATCGTGATACCGCACTCATATCCTTGTGCCAAGCGCATTATAACGCAGTTTCTTCCGTTTGATTTAATCCGATTATACCTTACGTTAGGGATTACCGTCAAGGCTAGCGTTAGGGTTTACGGAATGGATTACGATATGGATTTACGCTCTTTAATTACGCAAAAATACAGATTCGGTTATTTAGCCGAAATTTCGTATATTCGGTTATTTAGCCGAATTTAACGCAATAAAAAGCCTACCCGATATTATACCGGATAGGCTTTCTTCCTATTTATATACCTTCGTTATATTAACGCGGTCTAAGTATACCCAAAGATTTCCGTCTGCTCCTACGTTTGATCCCGTATAAATCTTGCCCCAACCGTTTAAAGTTTCGAAGATGTACACGGTTTCTCCCGGTTTCAACGTACGTCCTACTCGTGTATTAAAGTTGAATCCTTTAATTCGATTACCTCGTCTTGCGCGTACATCTGCGCCATAGCTATCGATTGTACCCGATGCGTAAGCGCCTGCACTTCTGCCGCGTTTAGCCGCCTTATTGAACGTTACTTTAGGCGCTTTAAGATTGATTACCTGTCCGACCTTTAACGCTTTCGGATTAATTCCTTTATTCCACGCAATAACGTCGCTTACCTTTAGATTGTACTTCGTTGCTACACCGAATAAAGTATCGCCTGCTTTAATCTTATACGTCTTAGG